AGGTCACATCCAGCCAATAGTCGCCGCTGATCCCTTGGATAATGATGTTGTCTCCGACCTGGAGCGTCGGGATGTTGGCCTCCAGGACCACCGTGACGACATTGTTGGCGCGCGAGATGGCCGATATGTTGACGGTCTGCTGCAGCGGCTGGTAGCTGGTCCCGGTGGGGTCCATGGTGATGCGCTGGCCATCGAAGAGCAGCGAATCGACGCTCTGGCAGACGTGCGCCGCGAGCACGAACACCAGGTCGAGATACTTGTCGTTGTTATCGAACTCCGACACATAGACGACCGTTCCGCCAGTCTTGACCCAGCCGACGATGATGTCCCAGGCCTTGATCGGGTTGCGCGACGCCGTGCTGGCCCCTTTGAGAGGCCCCTTTTGCAGCGCCGTGCCGATGCCGCTGATCACCATGCCGGCGCCGGCCGTGATGAGGAACACGGTCAGAGGCGTGGATATCCCGAAGGTGAGGAACTCCAGAACCAGGCCGGCCGCGATCATGAGCGCGCCCGAGATGATTCCTACGAATTTCGACATTGGTGTTTACACGTGCCAGGAGCGCACGGCCGAAGAGAGCGGCGCCATCGAGAGCCCCAGTGAAGACGCGACTACGATCTCGCGGCCGTTCAGTGCGATGAGGCCCAGCGAATAGTCGCGGCTGCGTTCGATCAGTGCCGCGTCGCCTCGTTGCGCGTGCAGAACCGTGGCGCTCTCCCGCATTCCGTACTTCGCAGTGAAAGCTTCGGCGAACGCCCGGACGGAAGCCGTCCCGCAATACGAGACCAGGGCGCGGCGGGCCCCGGCGCGCGAGGAGTAAGTTTCACGGAAGCCGGCGGCCGGATCCACGCCGGTCATCACCGAGATGGCTTCGCACACGAAGAGGCAGCAATCAAAGCGGCCGTAACGGAAGGGCTCGCTTTGGTGCGCCAACAGGAAAGTGTTGAGCCGGGATTGCCAGTCGGGCAGGCGGGTCAAATGTTATTCTTCGACGAAGGCGTCCGGCCCCAGTAGATCTGCGTCTCCTGTATGCCGTTCACAAACGACATGCCGAGATCCCCCGGATAATCGAGCTGCTGGTCTTCATCCGTATACCTTCTTTCGACCGACGTGTTCATATCAACCAGCCGGCTTTCGCAGTTGACCGAGATGGTCGCCTTTGTCCCGCTCACGTCGAGAGTGGGCTGGTCCATCCTGCCGGCGAAGCTGGTAACCGGGCTCGCGATAAGTGTGACGCCCGTCGCATCGAAGAGTCCCAGCGAGACAACCGCCGGCAGCCCGAGCTGAAATTCATCCAGGATGCCGGTGAGCAGGGTAACGTCGATGCCGCTGAGAGAAAGCGTGATTCCCTTGGCGCTTACAGCGGAGGCTTCTTCGATCGTCGAGACACCAACGAGCGATCCGAGGCCGGTCCATACCTGGCCGTTCCAGGTGATCGGACCGAAGCCGCTCCAGATATAAACGGGTCCCGAGGTGAAGTTGGCCTCGATGAACAGCGCCGGCTTCAAATCCCGGCTGACAATCGCAGCGAGATAGGCAACCGTCATGTTGCGCGGCATCAGAGCGCCTCGATGATTTCAAACTGCATACCGTAGGTCCGGGACGCGGTGAGCGACCACTTGCGTGCGTTCTCTTTCAGGCGCCAGAGCCCTTGCGTGTTGTTCAGGATAACGACGGCGCTATCCGCGGGTGACTCGCGGAGCTGCGGCCAGACGTTCAACACCAGCCGTCCCGTGCCATCCGCGGTTGCTGCCACGAGTGTCCGATAGATGCGGTAGCCGATCTGGATCCAGTCGCCGGGAAGGAGCACGCCGGCCGCCGAGGGGGTCCAGCCTTTGAGCGCGATCGAGTATCCGGTCTGGCCGGCGCCGTCGACCAGCGGCGTTCCCAGTCCGGAGCCCTGTGGCTTGACGGCGAGCGGATCCCCGAGCTGAAAGACGTTGGCCTGGCCGCGGCATGCCATCAGGAATGCGATCCATGCCGGCGCTTGCGCTGGAGTGAGTGCGGGCATAGAGACGGAGGCCTCCATGAAAGAGGCCTGCCAGTCCTGCACCTGCTGCTGGCCGGTAAAGGGAGAGATGCTCACGGCTACCGTATCCAGGGCAGTAAACTCCATCGTGGCTGGAGCGGGAGGTGCCGCAGGCATCGGGATGATGGTCCAGCCGTTGAAAGTGGGAAACATGGTGTTGTGAGCTTCGCGGCGGTCAACCGTTCGCGCCGCGCCTATGACTGAGGAAACGTGGTGATGTTGTGCGGATTTCTTACCCGTGCGGTGTCCGCTTCAAATGCTCTTGTTGCACCTGCACCCCTGTGGACACTGCTGAATTATGGGCTGCCATGATCGCCATTCTGGTTCTCTGTTCGGTAAGCACGGGATCGGTTCCCCGCGCATCGATCGAGTAGTAGTGATTCCCGCCAGACTGGCTCAGCAGCTTGCGGGATTGCGCATTGCTCGTGATCGTCCCTGACGTCTTGCGGAGAATCTCTGGCCCCTTCTCGCCAACAACGTATGCCTTGTCCGCGGACATATCACCGCCGCCGGCGAGAGGCGTGAAGCTCGATGTGACGCTGGGAGTAAGTCCGTCGCCACCCCCGCCTCCGAGCCCTCCAAGCAGCGGGCCGAGAAATTTGAGCGCCTTGCTAAAGAGGCCAGACACTCCGGAGCCCTGGGATCCAACCATACTGCCGGGTTGCCCTAGCGCGGCCGCGGGGCCAGCCCCCGTCCCACCGGGCGCGGCCGTCCCCCCTACGACCTGAACGAACAACGCGCTGGAAACTGTTTGACCATCCTTCTTGTTCCCCAAACCTGCGAGGCCGAGCTTTTTCCCGAGCGGGCTATTTCCAAACGCCGCCAGTCCTTTCTGGAGGTTCGATTTGACGGTAGATTGCACCATCTGCTGGCCGATGTCCTTGAACATTGCGGCGAAGTGGGCCTTGCCGCCCGTGGCAAGCTTGGCCAGGTTCTCGGAGAGCTTGTCGAATGTTGAATTCAGCGCGTCATAAATGATCGATGCCGCGCTTTTAGCGGACTCCTCCATCTCGAGAAAGAATGCCTTCACTCCATCGCTGATCCCTCCGAACTGGAGGAGCTGCTGCGCCTCAATCTTCAGCCGCTCATTCTCGATGTCCCGGAGTTTGATCTGGACGCCGAGCTGGTCCGCGTCCGTGTTCTTCAGTTTGAGCGCCGCGGCTTCCTCCTTATCGAGTTCAGCCAGGCGGTTACGGCCGGCATTGGCGGTCTTCAGAACTTCCGCAGTGATAGCCGCTTGATGCTTCAACTCGTCTTCCTGCCCACTTAGCGAAATCTCCTGCGGCGTGGCGCCCGCGCGTCCCATCTTTTCGGCCTGCAGCTTGATCTCGGTCTGCCGGACCGCCTCTGCGCCCTGGATCTGGGCCGCAGCCAGGCGCCGCGTGGCATCGATCTCGATGTTCAGCTCCGCAATATTTTTGGCCGAGGTGTTGGCGCGCTGCGCGGCAAAGAGATCCTGCTCCGCCTGTGTCAGTTTCTTCGCGGCGTCGGCGCCCTTGTGCCGGGCGATCTCCTGGAGCTTCATTGCCAGGGTGGCCAGGCGTACCGCCTCCTCGCCCTGAGACTGAACGGTGGCCAGCTTCTTTTCGAGGGCGATCTGATCCGTCAGTTTTTCGAGGGCCGTCGCAGTCTGCTCCGCATTCTTCGCGTCGAACTCATTGCCGGCCAGGGTCCGCACGCCCGCCACGTCGCCGGCATGGTCTTTCATCCACTGGGGATCGTTATAGTGCTCCTTCGCGAAGCCCATCACCGCTGTTTCGGCGTTGGCCTTTTTCGTCGCTTCATAGCCCTGGCCAATTGCGGCGGTAAGGAGCTTCTGCGACTTGATGCGGTCTTCTATCTCGTTGGTAGTCGCGGCCAGCTTGGTCTTCCAGTCAGCCTCCGCAGTCACCAGGGCGATGGACTTCTCGCGCAGCCGGATCGCTGCCTCTCCTGCCGCATCCAGTTTCGTATGCTGGCGTTCGAGCGCCTTGTTTACTTCCTCGATGGCTTTGACGGCCGCCGCGCTGGCCTTCAATGCCTCCTGCTCCGCCGCGCTCTTGCCGGCGGCGCCAAGTTTGGCCGCGGCCTTGGTGAGCTGGGCGTCCAGTTCCTTCAGCTTGTCTTGCAGCGGGCGGTCCTGCTTGGCGTTGGCATTCGCCGCAGTGTCGGCGTCTTTACGCTGAGTCAGGGTAGTATTTTGCGCACTCAGTCGGACGCGCTCCTGCTCATCGCGGAGAGTCCTGAGGGCGCCTTTCGCCAATTCGATATTGGCGCTCTGATCGTCTAGCGCGGGATCGACTGCCCGCAAAAGGGGATTGGCACCCTGGTGCGCAAGCTGCAGCTTCTGGAATTCGGCGAGCTTCGCAGTGGTGATGGCGATCTCATCGCCGTATTTCTTTTCGAGCGCCGTGCTCAGCTCGATGACCGCGGCATCCTGTCCCTTCTTGTCGCCCCTCCTGGCTGCATCGTCGATCTTCGCCTGCCCCTTGTCGGTGATGTCCGCGACTTCCCCAGTGAACCCTCCGAATCCGGTCTTTCCGCCGAGCTGCTCCCGGAGCGCGGTGGTGGGGGCTTGGTCCGTGACGAAGCCGTGCAGGGCGTTGACGTTCTCTTCCTTCAGCAGCTTATTGAGGCCCTTGAGGTCCTTTTCGAGGGAGTCGGCCAACTTGTCGGCCGCGACGCGCGCCTCATCCAATGCCGTCTGCAGCGTGTTCTGACGCCGTCCTTCGAGCTTGGCAATATCGTTCGTCAGCCGGTCATTGGCGACGCGCAGCTCATCGTTGGTGAGCTTCAGAGGAGCGTTCAACTCGCGGAATGCGTTAGCGATGCGCGCCGGACCTTCGGACGCCTTCTTGAAGAACTCGTAAACCTTTTCGCCCATCCCCACGATGAGCCCGGCGAAGGCGAGCCCGCCTACCAGTGGAAAGGCCGCCTTCAGGATCGGGCCGAGCTTCAGCGTCCCCGCGGCGAACCGCTCCACGGCGCGCAGGTTGTTCGTCACGCCGCCTTCCAGGACGCGCACGGCGGCGGTGGTGGCCTGCATCTCACTGATTGCCGTGTGCGAGCTGGAGCTTATCCAGGCGAATTCCCGAGGCCGCCTGGGCGCCGGCAGCTTTGCCCGCCTTGCCGACCACGGTGATCTTGACCGCCAGGTCCCCCAAGTTCTTCTGCGCAGTGGGCCGTGCTGGCCCTCAATAACAGCGATGCTTTGGGCATGTGGGTAGGTTCCTAAGCCGCCTTCTCGAGAGCTTCCGGCAGAGCTGCGTTTACCGTGTCGACGAAAGCCTGCACGGCTTCGTCAATTGACTGATCCCAGGCGGCGCGGATGAAGGGAAAGGGTGCCACGACCTTGCCCTTGGAGACATAATTGGGCGCGTGGCCAACGATTCTGTGGCCGTATTCGAGCCAGAGGGCGATGTCACTGGCCTTGATATTGCCGATGTTGCCTGTAAAGCCGATCCACAGGCGGCCTCCCGTGCCATCCCGATTGATGGCGATCTCCGTACCGATACAGTCGGCCAGATGCTTGCTATTCTCGTCGCGCGAGCCTTCGGCCCGGTCTGGGCAAGCGGAGGTGAGCGCCAGCGCCAGAACGGCTGCCGCGTGAACGAAGCCGAGCGCGAACGCACCACGGGCCAGGCTCTCGGGAAGAGCCCGAACCTTGTCGGCCATCTCCTGCAGGCCGGTCACGTCGATAGCGAAATCGTCAGCCATTTTGCCGCTTTGATCTGCGTCAAGGATTGGGGGCGGCCGGCGGTTCGGCCGCCGGCGGGTCCGCGGGCTCCCGCATCGACAACTGGTACGCTTCGGCAAGAGCGAGGGTAACGGTCTCGATGGTATCGAGCCGGACCAGATCTCCCACCTGCGCCAGCGTCGGCGGCGGATCCGGTGGCGTCACCACGATGGCCGCGTAGAGCAGTCCCCGCAATTGGGCGCAACTGATGCCATTCAGATTTTGAAGCGCCGCGAAGAGGTTGCATCCGGCAACCGGTTCTGCGTCCGCAATGGAATTGAAATCATAGGCCAGGAGATATTTCTTGTCGTCGATCGTCAGGGTGGAAGTCTTCATATTCATTTCGCCTTACGTTTCTTGGGTGCATCCGCGACTATACTGATGAGCGTTTCGCCATAAACCGGCCGGCGCTGATTGCTTTCGGGCCAGGGGTGCAGCATGTAGGATCGGGGGCTGGTGGGTTTCTTCGGAGCGCAGAAGCTGTGGTTGACGGTGTGCGCGCACAGCACGCCCATCATCAATTCGCTCCAGCGCATGTTTTCGAGGTGATGGTGGGACAAGGCATGGAGCATGCGCGGCGTCATCGAGAGCCACTCTTCGTCCGAGAGGCGGAGATCGTGGCGCGCCGTGGCCCAGGCCTCCAACGTGGTAAGGGGAGGTTCTGCGCTTCGTTTGGTTGCCCGATCTTCCGGCTCCGGGTCCGGCATCGATGCCTGCCAGGTCTCGACCAGCGCGGCGCGAATGCCCGCTATAACCCCCGGCCGCAACATGGCCCCGGCTTCTTCGAGCGAGATTCTGGCGCCCGCTTCGCGCAGCGCGGCGAACAGGACCGCGCGCAATACGAGCGCGGAGGGCCGCGCCAGGCTCACGCGCATGGCGTCAATACCGGTCAGTTCCCCGATCACGAGGAGCACCCGGTGCGTGATCAGCAGGCGCCACTTGCGGCCGCAGGCCCACAGTTCGACCGGCCTGGTAAACCAGCGCGCGATCATGGGCGACGCTACGCTATCACTACGACGGTCGGACCGGTTTTCTGGAAGGTCACTTTGAAGTCGATCTTCTTGTTCGCTTCATACGGCCCGTCCTCGGACTCCGTCACGAAGCAATTCCCGGTTACGGTCGCGGTCTTGGTGTTCTTCTGCATCCCCGCCGTCATCTTGAACGGGAAAATCGTCTGGCTACTGGCGAGCGTATCGAAAAGAAGCTGGCTGGGATCGCCGGTGTAGCTCCCGGTTATTTCGAATGTGCCCGGCTTTTTGATTCCAGGGAACATTTCTTCAGTCGCATCCGGAGATTGCAGATTGGTTGTATCGATGGCCGGGGTCGAAAAGTTCTTATTGTTGATCGAAGCGACTTCGGCGACCAGGGTTCACCCGGTCGGGCTCGCTTCATCCCCGATATAAAAGGCTGCGCCGTAGCCGCTGTTGGCCTCGCTTGGCGCTCCCGTCACTGGCAAATATACTGGCATTTTGGTCGTTTCCTTTTTTGGTGTGGTGTTTTTCGTTGGTGAACTCACGCGCGAGTTCAGGCGCTGCAATACTGAATCTCGTACTCAAGCATTCGCCGGTACGTGCGGCCGGCTTCGTCGAAGAAGTCGATCACATCCGAACGGAAGCACCCGTACACGATGGTCGAATCCGGATCGGTGAGCGTTCCCTGGTAGCCGCTCAGAACACTATCGATTGCCTTGGCCAGAGTGATAACTTGGCCCGGATTGAGCGGGTTCGCATAGCAATCGATCTGCAGCCGCCGCGTGAAAAAGCCGTGCTCGCCCCGCAGCGCGTACTTCCCGACGTCGGAGATCGAGCGGTAGGTCCAGCTCGGCAGCACCGTGTCTTTGGGCAGGGAGAGCAGGAAGCCGCCGGTCGCGGCGGTCGCCAGCACGCCGGCGTTGGCCATCACGAGGTCTTTGATGCCGAGCTCAAGCATCGTTCCGACCTATCGCCAGGCAGTTCAGCTTCAGCACAATATCCATCTCGAGAAGGTCCTCGACGCCTTGGATGACATAGAGGCCGTTCAATGCCTGCACCTGCATGTCAGCGAGAATTCCCGGCTGGTACCACATCGAGATGACCAGGAATTCCTGCGTGGTCACCTGGCCGGCCTTGAGCACGTCGGTACCACGGACAGGATCGATCTTGGCGTAGGCTGTGGCGAAGGGCGCCATGACCACCGTGTTCCCCGAGGCGTCCGAGGACTGCGTCTGCTGGAGGATGGAGATCTGGTTGCGCAGATCACCGGGATCTAATGATGGCCAGGGGTCCATGGATTTAAGCGCTTCTTGTTGTGGCTTGGTGTCGGGTAGACTTTAAAAGTGGCACCTGAAAAAATCGCAGCGGCAGAGGCAGAAACGACCGCAGCACAACTGCCGGATCCGGCTTCGCCCGGCTTTCCGCCCAAGATGGACTGGGGGCTCCAGTTGTACGCCCAATTCAGCAAACGGCTGGATGTGCTCGAGCAAAAGCTGGATCTGATTCTGGCCAGCATTCAGGCCTCGCCAGCTAAGGCGCTGCCTGAAACGCCCGCAAAAAGCTGAATGACCCCGGAGTGTCGCTCAGTCATGCCGTGCAGCGCGAGCGCCTGACTACCGCGAAGCTCACAAAATCCTTCAGCTCAGTGTCACCAGCTCCAATGTCTTAACTTTGCTTTGGCAGGAACCTCTGGAACATCTCCCTGCACTACATGCCGGTAGAAGTCTTCAAACTCATTCCCTGGATCCACCCGGTTGTAGAACTGGTACTTCCGGATGCGGTCCTCGACATAGAGATATCCGTAATGCAGCAGCCTTACCGCAATCGGTGTGATGCTTCCGAGCAACTGCGCCGGAGCCGACGAACAGTGAAAGTCTCCGCCCCAGGACGTGCGCCGGAACGTCAGATCCCGCTGGATGAGCTGGAACAGCGAGGGCCTGCGAAATTCCCTGTAAATCCGGTCCACCCGCGCCTGATCCTCGCGATCCCAAAGATAGACGATGTGCAGCGAGCAGCAGGGATGCGCACCGTTGACCGCTGCGAGCAAAGCCGGTGTGTCGTCCGGATGCAGGGCCTCGTCGCCATCCACCATCAAGCACCAGTCGCCCACCTGGGCGCCGGCCTCCCATACCTTTTCGAGCAGCCAGTCTTTATCGCGAGCCTCCGAGATTCCGCTGAACCGGGAGCGATAGACCACGCAGCCGAGCGTCTCGCAGATCTCCGGCGTCCCATCGTCGCTGTGATCGTCGAGCACCAGAATCTTGTGGCACACCGGCTGAAGGGAGCGGATCACGCGCTCGATCCAGCGCGCTTCGTTCTTAATCCGCAGTATGCCGAAGACGGTCAAGCGGCCAGCCCCCACTTTTGCTTGAACAGCCCGTAATTGCGAGCGAAACTTTTGGGCGTTCTCGGGTCTCCACGGAACGAGCTGATCAGGCTGCCGTGATCCACATAGCAGTAATCGAACACGCCGCACTTCATCCCGGCGCGCCGCACCGCCTCGCAATAATCCAGGTCTTCGACGCCATAATCCAGGCAGTACCGCTCATCGAGCAGGCCGACCCGGTTGATGGTCCGGCGCGGGATCAGCACGCACACGAAAGCGAAATGCGGAACCTCGCGCAACCCCGCGTTCTGAGGCTGCTGCAAAGACTGGCCGGTCACATTCGTGACTGCCCCGATCACGCCGTATTCGGGATGCTCCCGCGCTTCCTGCTGCATCGCAGTGAAGCCGCCCGGCGTCTGGAGCAGCGCGTCATCATTCAAGAGCACCACGTCGTCGTCCGGGCCCGCGATCTCGATTCCGTAATTGCAGTTGCGGGCGAAGATAAACGGCCTGGCGCCGGCCCACAGCAGCTCGATCGACGCCCAGAGCGGCTCCAGCAATCCATTCCGGAAAGCGTCCCAGTCCACGCCGCCGTCCACAACCAGAAGGCGCGCGGCAGGTTCATGCAGGTGCACGGCCGTGAGACACGGCAGCAGGTTCGAGGCCGTCTTGCTCGGGATGATGACGGAGAGTCCCACTTTATTCGCTTTTTCCTTGCTGAATTCCCTGAATTCCCTTGCTCTATGACGCGCGCCGTCATACAATAGAAGTAGTGATCCAGTCGTTCAAAGACAAACGGGCCGAGCGACTATTCAACGATGAGCCCGTCATCGAACTGGCGAACATCCAAAAACAGGCACGCACCCGCCTTTCCCGGCTTCACTTTGCTACCTCGCTGAGCGATTTGCGGGTCTTCGGCGGCAATCGCCTCGAAGCTTTGAGCGGAAACCGGAAGGGCCAGTTCAGCATTCGGATCAATGATCAATACAGAATCTGCTTCAAATGGGAAGCGAAAGGACCGACCGATGTCGAAATCACCGACTACCACTAAAAGCGAACAGAAGCTGCCCCCGATTCATCCGGGCGAGATTCTACTGGAAGACCTGCAGGACTGTGGAGTCAGCATCAATGGTTTGGCGCGAGCTATCGGCGTGCCTCCCAATCGCATCAGCCAGATCGTGAACGGAAAGCGCGATGTCACCGCGGACACCGCCGTGCGCCTCGCGCGCTATTTCGGCACGTCGCCAGAATACTGGCTGAACATGCAGAGCCACTACGATCTGCGTCGCATTGACCAGGAAGCCATCGCACGCGTCGTGATTCCCTACCAGAAGAGCGCTTGAGAATCACTTCCCCGCCTCGGTCTTGATCTTCACTCCAAGCTCGAAGACGGCATCCAGGACCGACTGATCGTTTAACCGCTCATCGCCGAACACCTCGTAGTGAATCATGATGGCTTTCCCGGTGTTGCAATCGATCACCACTCTTTTGCAGTTCGGAGGAATGACCCCGGCATCAAAGAGCGCTTTCACGAACGACGAGAGCCGCGCTTCCTGCATCACTTGTATGGTGTGGGCCGCTTGTGGCACTCCTGATCCGCCGGTCGGAGGCTCCCCCTTCAGTTCACCCGAGCCTTCCGGCTGATAGACTCCTTGCGTTTTCACTTCACCGCCTCCAGCACCGCGGTTATCTTCCAGACCTGCTCCCGGACGTCCTGGTAAGGCAGTTCCGTGAGATGAATGATCTTGAAGGCCGCGGTGATCCCGTAAGACTTCGCCAGCCGCTTGTGCGCAAACGATCCGGCTTCGAAGTATTGAAACGAATTCAGACACCAGGGCGACTTGTGCGTGGGGTCCTGAAAGTATCCAGCGCCGCGTGATGCGTTGGGTGTCTCGATGGTGGCCCGCGCGCCCGGCTTCAGTACCCGGTGCAGCTCGTTCATGAACTGGATCCGGTCGGCGATGTGCTCGATCACGTCATGCGCGCGTACTTCGTCCACCGATGAATCCGGCCAGGGCCACGGCTGCGAGAGATCCACTATCTGATCGGCAGGCTCGACGATATCGACGGAGAGGAAGCCGGGGAAGGGCCGGTCACACGCTCCAAGATTCAATTTCACAAGAGACCTTCGGTCACCTGTCGATTTCCTACTTGGGCGCGTCCGGCGCAATCAGGCTGATCGCCCAGGAAAGGAGGCTCGCCATGTGGAAAGATCTTTTGATCGAACTTCTGTTTTTCATCGCAGGGTTTATCGTCGTGAGACTTGTTCATTAAAAAACGCCAGCGAATCCAGGGGGCGAGTCACTTCGCCCTCGGTACCTGCCCATAGCTCAAACAACTTGTCACAGCATAGGGGAACTCTTCCACCTTCGCCCCAAACGGAAGCCGTCCGCTGAACCACTGTGAAATCAAAAGCTGCATGCCAATCTTCACCCGCGCCCCAGCATCCGACCAGTACGCAGCATTGGAAGCAATCCCAGCCGTGAACCGGATCAGGATGGCGCCCGTCGGCCAGGGAGTGAACGAAGGCCATGTCGCGTTGTACGGTGGCGACAGAATGCCAGGCTGCTTGGTGTAGTCGACCACGTAATCGCCATTCTGACCTTCTACCAGAGGTGTGACGACGCCGTTGTTATCGGTGTACTGCGCGAGATCGACACTGACTAGATTCGGCCGCAGTTGCACCTGGTACGAGGGCCAGTAGTCGAACGAGATGTCCCACTGTTTCGTCACCAGGTCGCGGCCCTGCAGGATCTCCGCCTGTTCCCGCGCTGCACTGATGAACACTTCCAAGGTGTTGGACTGCGCCTCCAGCATACTGTTCGGGATGCGCAAGTATGCCTGCACGTCTGAGAGTGACAGGGGCTCGTCGAAGGTTTGAGGCGGAGACTGAACCGTGAGATCCAGGCTGCCATAGGCCACCAGCGCGCCATAGAGACCGAGATTTGCGTATGTGCCGTAGGGCCCGGCGCCGCCGAAGGGGGGATACATTTTTAATTCGCTTTTCGCTTTACGCTGTTTGTATAAACTGCTATACTGGTTTTAGAGCGGCAAACCAGCCGCAGGAGAAAACCAACTCATGAGCCTCACAGACGAAGACAAACAATGGATTACGGAGCAGCTCGAACGCGTCGAGACGGCGCTATTGACCGAATTCCATAAGTGGTCGAGCCCGCTCGAAATGCGCGTCAGAAGCCATTCGGCCGCGTTGCGCGCAATAGACGTGGAGGTGGAAGCCATCGCCGATCGCGTTAAGAAGCTGGAGGCAAACTAAAAAAGCTCCGCCGTGCGCCTCTCTGCGTAAGCGGAGCCTCCTGGGTGGTACCAGGCGGGCCGTAGGTAACCGGCCCACTTACAAACATGCGTAAACTCACCTCGAAAGCCGCTCGCCAGATGGCCTCCGCCCGCAAGACCTACGCCGGTGGGCGTCCGAAAGTCCCCTCACCGTGCCCGAGATGCCAGGCTCCATGCGCCAGCAGACGTCAGGCCCTGGCGCATTGCGACTAAGCCAGAAGTTTCCAGGCACTCCCGCTCAACGAACGCGGGCTTGTATTCTTCGCGTGGACCGTCGCCCACATCAACTCCCCGGCATCAGAGGTCACCATTTGCACCTCCGCCGCGGCCGCGGTTACGAAGTGATTATCCTCCCCGATCTGAACGTATCGGAATGGATGCGTCTTCCACCACTCTTTCCGGTAACAGAGTGATGTCCCAAGGGCGAATAAAGGCGTTCCCTGATACAACCACCAGCGCGAGCCATCGGTGAATCGCATCGAGCGGTACCCAGTAACAGCCAGCTTGCTTTCGGCCAGCCGCGCAACCTGATCGGCAATACGCCCAGGCGCCGAATGATCATCATCATCCCAGTGAATGATGATCTCGCCCAATGCGCGATCGCAGCCGAGATTCCGCTTCTCGCCGATCTGCGCGGCGCCTTCGAGTTCCAGCAGACGAATCGAATTATCGGCCGGAACCAAATCCCTTACGCTTTCGCCGTCCGCCAGGATCAGCAGCTCCCGGTGCGGATACGTCTGGCTCTGGAAGCACGCGATCGCTTTCGGGATCCACTGGCGGCGATTCCTCGTGACGCACAGGCACGTCACGAAACGGAAGCCGCGGGCGCACCTCGGGCGACTCTCGCTCGGTTCGCGGCGCACCGGACGCTGGCACATGCCCCTCGGGAGCTTCGCGAACGACTACCTTGGTTTCGTAAGTCACTCGCGGCGGATCCGCCTTACGCGCCGATCCAGAGCGCACGAGTTGAATGGCGAGATCGTCACGGCATTCGAATTCCTGCCCTGCCGTGACGGTCCCGTACACGCCGGTGAGCTGGTGAGCTACGGCGATCAGTCGCATGGATTACACGCCCGAGAAGTGCTCGCCAAACGCATCGGGTGACGATTGCTTTTCCAAGGGATGCTTTCCTACCCCGAGAGCAGTGGTGAACTCCTGGCCGTCCTTCACTTCCAGCGGCTCGTTGTTATTGGGAACTCCGCTGACTGAGACGGGATGTCCCTCGACGTGTCCGGCGAGACGATGCAACGCCTCTCCGGTAACTGGGAGCGGGAGGGTCTTGGCGACGCCATCGATCTTGATGTGCACTTTTCCGCCGGATCGTTGAAAGGTGCCGAGCTCTTTGGCTTGGCGCGTTGACGTGGTATCAGCGTTTTCTTTTAGCATGTTGGTTTTCTCCTGATTGGAAATTTGGGTTGACAAAGGTAAGGGCCGGGCCATTCGGAAATGACCCGGACCAAAAGAGACGGACTTCGTTCCCGGTGTTGGGCGAAGTCGTGAACGATCCGCTTACGAACGACGCGGGGCGCTTCACAATGATCGCCACGCGCTTTTCCGCCCGTATTGCTACAAGGTTGCTGGTAAAATATGATGCGTGCTCGGTCGAGATCTCGACCTGCATCTCCATTCTGTCGCGGATCTCGCAGGCGATCGGGTTACCCGTGCCGACGAGGAACTGCCCGGACACCATCGAAGTGGTGCTCACGATGTCGAGACCGAAGATGTTGGGACGCACCACTTGCTGGCCGCCCATGCCGCCCGTGCCGCCCATCGAGGGCATCTGCGGGTCGCCCAGGATGTAACGCCCAAACTGGTCTTTGGTCAGACGGATCGACCACCAATCGTTCGGGTGCATCACCACAAAGCTCGGGTCCAACTCCTTCGATGCGGTGATCTGCTGGATGGGGCGGCCGATCACGTCGATGCGGTTCCACCCTTGCGTAGCATTCAGCAAGGTGCCGTTGAATGCGTTCGCCTGGGGAATGATTCCGTCGAGATCTTCGCCGATATCATCGCCGCTGAGGAATTGAAGCTCTTCCTCCAGGTTGACGTAATACGGCATGGACGTCCGGATGAAGCTCAGCAGCTCCGAGAAATCGTCCAGGATCTGCTTGGTGGCCGGAATCCATGTGGCGATCGTTTTCACGCGCTCGCTGGCCGACAGGAAGGTCAAGTTGTTTTCGGGCTTGACCGAGGCCTCGGGCACCGGCGACGCGATGCTCAGGGGAGAGAGCACCTTCACGAAGTCGATCACCTGCATGGTGGTTGGGGTGGCGCGGAACAGATCGCGCACGCGCAATGTCTGGCGCGCTTCCGGCGTGATCCCGGGAATGCGATCGATGGTCAGCACGCCGGTGGTTGCCGTGGTGACGCCCTGGCCGGTACCGATAATGTTGATATCGCCGCCCAGGATGGCCTTGCGTTCGTACAGCTCGGCGGCCGATTTCGGGGTGAGCGAGATCACCGCGCTGCCGCGTTTGTCGCGCATCAGGCGCAGGACGTTCTCGTTCTCTTTTACTTCTTTTTCGAGCGAGGAGCCCGCGCTCGCGTCGGGAGTCACGCGCTGCGCTAGTTTGACGTCGATAGCGTCCGTCTGTTTCTGGAGCGCTTCGATTGCGGTTTTGGTTGTTCCGAGCATGGTGCCGAATTCGTCTTTCTCTTTGGCAGCCTTCTCGAAGTAGACTTTCAGTTCCGCCTGCAGGGCGGACAACTGTTCTTTGAGTTCCATTTGAAAAATGTCCTTCGATTGAATTTCCCGGCCTACGCCGCCGGAATGAGCGACCTGATCTCTTCGACCAGGGTTTGGGCTGCCGAGTGGTCAACCGGCTCGGTCTTGTGTTTCGCGGCTTTCTCGTCCGAAGTGTCTTCGTCGCAGTTGGTGTCATCACCATCCGGATCGCAGTCGGCTTCGGGAGAGATAAGTGCGGACAAAATATCGGTGGCGCTTTTCAAGTGCTCGTGCGCCGTGGTTAAAGTCGTTTTGGTGGCCGCGCTGATGGTACGGCCTGATTTGGTTTCGAGGCGGCTCTTGGCCCAGGTTTCCAGGTCGCCATAGTACTCGGCCATCAGATCGATGTAAGCGGGAACGTAAGCCATGTACGCATCGGAGAACTGCTGGATGATGGTTTCCGACGCCGTGACTATTTCGTCTTTCTTGAGGCCCGAATAGAACAGCGAGGCGAGCGCGCTCGACAGTGCGTTGCGCATCTGGTAGCCCGCGTCCGAAAGCTGGATCTCATTCAGCACTTCGTTGAAGTCGTCTTTCGTTTCCCGCTTGCCCTTGGCCTTGACGCTCGTGATCAGCGCCAGTTCGTTCATCGGGAAAGTGACTACGCTTCCTTCGTAGAGCCTTATCTCTTTGAGGTGGCGCACGCCGTTTTCGATGGCGTCCTTGATCGACTCGAAGCCGATGGACAGGCCCTTGACGATCTTGGCCTTCACCAGCAGATAGGCTTTCTGCGCTTCGGGCAGCGCCGTGAGCAACTGGCCCTTGCACCAGAGGCCGTCCGTG